TCTGCATTTGTCATAAACTGGAGAAGTGTCAGGATGAAGAGGAGTGGCTGACAACCGCCTCTGTTGGCACTTTGCGCCCTTAGTTGCGTATCTCCAGCGGCTTGTGTCTTATGAGTTTGATGAGATAATAGACATGAGAGTCCTTTTTAAAACAGCACTGCGGTCTCAATAACACGCAGGTTCCTGGGTTGAAGTCAGGATTTAGCTGGGCAGTCATTTGTTGTTCGGCCGATAGTCTAGGTGAGAACTCCCTGTAGTTTGATCGGGGGGGGAGTTAAAGGCTTGTGGTGACCCCTAGTCGGGCACGGTTCCCGTATGGTGTTGACAAACTAGGAACATTTGACTGTTTATTCATTAATTTAACCATGGCTTCAGAGTTAAAGCACTCAGTTTCACAACTAAAGAATGGCGCAACGCTGCCGAAGCGGAAGTCCCGTGAAGGGCAAGAGGAGGGATTCGTTATGATGGTTGACACCGATGCCGCGGGTAGTGCGACTTACGTGGTCACCTGTCAGAGGAATCAGCTATACGACTTGTATATGACGAGTAGTTTAGGGGATGGTCTGTTTTTCTACGATCAGGAGTATGTTGTTAGGGTTGAAGCGTGCCCCGACGATGTGTCTCCGGATGTAATGACGCAGACATTGGCGATGAAGTTGCAGGATGTTCCCACTCTAGTTGGCTATTTTATAAATGGCTCGCTGAGAGGTGGTAGAAAGCGCAACATATTCGCTAAGGGTTTCAGTGAAATGAAGAAGCTAGCCCAACCTTTAGTTAAAGAGGTTGGAAGAGACATGGCGGCGGTTTTGAAGAAGCACGCGACTGCAGAGGTTGCTAAGCTTGTCGGGTCTGGAGCGTATGAGGCTAGAGGGCCACATTACGCGAAGAATCTGAAGAAGCGTTTAAAGCGGAAGCTGCGAAAAGAGGAGCACGAAGTTAAGGGTAGAGGGGCATATGGGTCGGCTACTTTCACAGGTGGCGGAAGCTACACTGTGTATGATGACGACCCTATGCTCAATCAGCTCGTTAACAATCATAATCCCTCCGGACATGTGATGTCCGTTGAAGACGAATCGGACGGTCTGGTTATCACAGGTTGCGAGTATATTGCTGACGTGTATAATAACACCTCGGCGAATATTGTGCAAACCTCTTATCCAGATAATCCAGGGCTCCCCGCAGTTTTCCCCAAATGCTCTCAGTATGCCAATTTTGAGAGATACTATGATATACAGAAAGTCTGGATGTTGAAGTCGGACATTGTGTATACTGGTGGTTCTCCGGGAGAGTGGCTGGGATTGTATAATTACAACCCTGCCCAATCCATCCCTAATTCTAAGTCGGTGATGTTGGACTATCACGGGGCAGTTTGTGGTAGGGCCGATCAGGATTTAGTTATAGGAGTGGAATGTCAGAAAAACAAAATTGGTAGGCTAGATGGCTTCCTAGTTCGTTCTACTGGAATTGGACCCAATCAGTCCATTCAGTTATACGATCCTGGAGCTTTTGTGGTTGCGACCAATTCGATTCCGTCTGCCGCCGTGCCTAATGGAGGAATTGTCGGCCGGCTGTACTGTTATTATAAGATCCGGTTCTTTGCGCCAGTGCTAAACTCAGCTATTGGCTATTTGAATAGGATTGATCAATTTCAGACAGCTTCTGGACTGACTCAAGCTATTTTGTTGAACACTGGTATGACCGCGTCTGCTTACAACTGCGCGGGTAGCTCAATTACTGCCAATAATGTATTGACGTTGGGTAATAATCTCAACGGGATCTACAGGGTTGCACTAGCCTGTTCGGGTACAACGTTTGCGAACGCCCCGACTGGTTTTACGCTTGGTGGTAATGTATTGAACTATAGTGCCGAGGGTCCGACTTTAGCTGCGACGAACATAAATATTGCGAGTTCGACCGCATTGTATCTCGAGGAGATAGTTGAGGTGTTGCCTGCCAGCACAAATGGTGGTAACACTATTACAGTCTCTTTGGGTTCTTTTACGGCCGCGACTGTTACCGCGTCCTCCATAACTATTGAACAAATAAATCCAAACCGCTACGGTATCGCAGTTCCGTTTTAGTTTGGTGAAATCCGTCCAAATATCCATTGAGGTTTTAGTATCCTTGATGGAGTGCTCCGGGGGGGAACGCGTGTTGATATCCACAATTGTTGATGGTGGATAGCGCGTTGTGCTGCAGTAATTAGACTGCTAACCGAACCCACGACTGTGCGCGAATTTAGCGCCGATCATACTAGGTCCATAAACGGATCGATAAGAAGAGCACTCGCCGAGTAGTTAGCTAAGTTAACCTTAACGTTTAACCTGGTAAATCGTGTATCCCTCCAGGTTGTTTTGAGTAGAAACAAGGGGTCATTCTCTAAAAATGGTATCAGGGACCGGGCGCCGTAAAACTGTCCGGGGGCCTCTTCCTCGTGAGCTCAAATCACGGGGTGTCAATGTTGTGAAAGGCAAAGACAAAATCCCTAATAACCGTGTTAAAAATGATAGTGGTCGACAGACATCTGCACCTAATATCGACGCGGCAATTGGGAAGCTGCCAGCTGCTGACCATGTGGCTGCCAGAAAGCGCAAGTCATCTAAGAAGACGCGCATAGAGAATCCGCCTGCTCCAAAACAGGCGAAGGCAAAATTGAGTCACGAAGTGTTTGATGCGTTGACAAAGAAGGAGCGTTCTTTTACCCTTATGATGAATATTCCTTACGTTAATCTGATGGGCCCACGAGTTAAAACGTGGATTCGCCGGTTGTACGGGGGTGATACACTTAATAGGAAGGTGTCGACGTTCATTGACTTTTGGAGGCGGGTGTTGCATGATGGGGTACCCAATGAGCGACCCTTTTATCGCACTCCTGCTCAGAGAGCCAGTGATCGGAAGCACGCGGCTGCGACCTTAAAAATAATTGCCGCCAAGTTTGTCGTCAGGAGATTCTTAAAACAATCCCTGGCAGGTTTTAAACTCAAACTGGCGGCTAAGGCCGCGCGGGCGCTATTCTTGAAACGTCGCGTTAGTAATATAACACTTCGGAAGACTCTAGCTAGGAAGTATCGCAGCGCTATGACACCCGTTGGTCCGAACACCACCTGGTTGTACAACGAATATATGAAGACTAGGTTCGGCCAGAAACTGTTCTCGGAAGTAAGGGGACTGATGGTTGAAGCCGGTCTTTTTGAAGAGGCTATAGTTGCTCGACACTTGAAGAAACCTGCTGAGATCATAGGGAGCTGCATCAAGAGACATATACGGTGCAACCTGCGGATGATTGAAATCTACCGTAAACAGGACGATAAAGACCTGTTCTGGAGACTCTTAGCAGTTGCGATAGTTATTCTTCTTTCCTCTGGGTTAGTCAAAGTGATTAGGGTCTATAAGTATATCTTTGAGGCCGAGCTGGTGGCATTTGTGGCGGTGACGCTATGTATGACGCTTTGGAAGCTTGGATTGCAAAGGTTCTGGGGAGTGTCAAAGTATTTGAGATTCATGAGCTTAGGCTCTGAGTTCAAACCTTCTCAGTTTGTGAACACCTATGATTCTACTCTTCGAGGGCAGAAAAAGAACTATTTCTTCGGGTCAGAGTACAACGAAACCATAAAACGTTGGACTAGGCAAAGGTATATTAATCAAGCGTTTGCGTTTTTACTCCCAGATAGGCCAGCAGTGAATACATCGAACAATTCCTTACGAGTGATTGAGGATGAGTACCCTCTAGATAATTTTGGCGCAGATTCCCAGCGCGCCGAACTAGAGGCGAGTTTTATGCATAATGCATCTCTCTATGTCAATCAAAGTTTGGAACTGAAGACGTTGGAGCAGCTGGCGTGCACCTCGCAGCAAACTGCTGATGGTGTCACACAGGCGTATTTTCTGCGCAGGGTTTGGAGAAAGGCTGCTGGTATTTCCAGCCACGCTGGGTTCTCCCTTCCCGGTCCAGAGAAATCGCCCCAAATCTAAATGGGATTAAGTGGTGTCTCGAACGGGGCGTTGCTCGAGCACCACGGGGTCGTGGAGTTCGTTTCCTCTGGACGAGAGTTGATGAAGCTCAAATCCTAAGGGACTTCACATTTTTACATAACGCCCATTTACAATTCACTCCCGAGCGTTATTTCCAATTTGGAGGCGTTAATAGTGGTGGTTATAGACCAATTATTAGCGCTGCCGGGTTAAGGGCTGCGGCTCTGAAGAGATCTTTAAATTTGCGACCTGATGAGGTTGATCTCCGAAGGGCTATGAATGCACATTTTTCTGGTAATAGTTATTACCAGTATTTGAGGTTTTACAGAAGGTTGATGCAAAACACGATTGACCCTCTTGGTGAGACGTGCAAATGGGTTCTTGAGAGTGATAAGAAGGCGGAGCGGTTGCGTACATGCGAGAAACTCAGGACTAGAGGTCTCGACAGCATTGGTATAGACAAGGAACGGCGATCATATAATGACACTAAACCTAAACCGGGTGAAGTGCTTAATGGCGCCGGTGGTTCAAAGCCATTGTGTCGGGGCGCTCCAGAGCGGTGCATCGGGGAAATGGGGAAAGCTAGTGCTTTTGAGTCAGGTCCATTCGTGAGTCAGCTTAAGAAGGTGATGGAGCAAGAATTCGTTTATCGAAATAGCTTATTCGTCTTTATAGCTGGCCCGCGAAAAGAGAATTTTGACCGTATGATATACCACATGAGTAGGCCTGGTTTCAGGATTGTGTGGTGTTATTATTCCGATGATAGCTGCGTGAGGTTTAAGACGTCCACTGGATATTGTTATGCGAATGGTGATTACAAGAATGCTGACGGTTCACTGAATAGGCCAGTTGTCGAAGCCTTTTCATACCTGATGTGTTGTGATGCGGTCACGACAAGAGAGACTCGCAGAACTTTCCAGCAGTTGACAAAGCCCATGAGGTTGATAAATCGTGCACACCGGAATCATCGCGTTCGAGGTAAGAATAAGTTTGACTTCATTGAATTTAGCTTAAATGAAGGGGAGACCCACTTGTATAGTGGTTCTTCTAGTACAACTCCTGTCAATAATGTGGCGCAGGCTGGACCATTTACAGTTTGCGCTGACAGATGGAATAGGCGATTGCCTAGGAGTCAAGCAGATGGGGTTCGTTGGATTGTGGAGTCTACGGCCCGAGCTGGTTTCATCATCGAATTAACTGTTGTTCAAGACTTCAGTCAGTGTGTGTTCTTAAAGCACGTGTTTCCAAAAATGGGTGAACACGAGCCGATTGTTCACATAGGGTGTTGGTTCCCGAAACTGTTTCAGATAGATGAAAAGTTGCATCTGCCTACTTTTAAGGTTTTCGACGTCTCCACCTTTGGGTGGAGGAAAGCTACTCGCGATGAGAGATTTAGAGCTTTTATGGCCGAATTAGTGTACTCCAGGAGAAACTGGGGTAATCACAGGCTATATGATGTTTTCTGTTCTCTTTTTCCTGATTCCCTTCGGGTTTCGTCTTACGACAAAGTAGTAGCGAAATTCGAGAGTAAGTACCGAACCGAGATTCAATCCTTTAAGCGTATTGGAGACGATGAAATCGCTCATGCCCACAGGATAAGTACGGCGGAGTTTGTTGATATGTGTGATTTTATCCACGACAATCTTCGCATAGGCACGTACTTGACACATCGCACTATAGCTGCATTGTGTAGAGATGCACACGGGTTCACTGATCATACTACGATTCCTGAGAAGTGTAAATTGCCCGTGATGAAGTATGCCAATGGGAAGTGGTTGGTCAACGATGAGAGACCGGCCTATATTTGACCCGGACCAGCGGGTCGGTGGAACGGGG